ATCCTCAAGACGCTTGAGGCGGAGGAGCGGCAGGAACGGGCGCGGGCCGTGGCGGGGCTGAAGCGGAAGGCGGTGAAGACCGCCGACGCGCTGCTGGACGGGGCGATCGTCTTCGGGCTGGCCTCCGCCGCCATGCTGGGCGTGGCCGCTGCCGCCGTGGCGCTCCGGCTCCCCGACCCCGTTGTCCGGGCGACGGCAATCATCGGGGTCGGTGTGGCCCTGGCCCGGGCGGTCGCCCGGAAGTAGTTCCAAGAAACAGATCACAGGAAGGAGGACAGCGATGAAGCGCAGCAACGGAAGATTGACCCCGTTCGGGAAGCTGGTGGTCAAGGCGCTCACCGACCAGGACATGACGAAGACGCAGCTCGCCGCCGCGATCGGGACGTCGCCGCAGTATTTGAGCTATATCCTGTACGGCGTCCGCTCGGGCGAGAAGTATCTCCCGGCGATCACCGCAGCCCTCTCCCTCGACCCGAGGAAGGTCGAAAAGGCCACGGCAGCATAACAGCAGGAAGGAGGGAGCGGAGTGCCGGACGTGTTCATCGGTCTGGACGAGGCCGCAGCTTTTGAGGGCGTCAGCTATGAAGCCATGAAGAAACGGGCGCAAAGAAGCCCGAAAGAGTACAAGACGAAGACGCAGCCCCGGGAGGACGGGGGGAAAGACCGGGTCATGGTAGCGGTCGGCTCCCTCTCCCCGAAGGGGCGCAAGGCGTGGAGAGCCGCGCAGAAGGTAGACGGGAGGGATGTCATCATAGACAAGCGGGCAGACGCGGCCCCCTGGTATGTGGGGGCCGACCTCAACTATTACATCGAGAACAACAAGAAGGCGTACTACGAGGCCGTGGAGCTTGCCGCCCGCGTCCAGGACTTCATCGACTACGACGGCCCCGACCGGACAGCCTATGCCGAGCGGTTCGCGCTGGGGCTGGGGGTAAGCCTCCCGACCCTGTACCGCTATGTGGACAATGTGCTGAAGGCGAACGCCTGGGGGCTGAAGCTGGAGAAGGAGGACGGGCAGAACCGGGACTACTTCCGGGCGCTGGCACTATGCCGGAAGCCCCGGGAGAAGGCGACCTTCCCGAGCCTCACGGACGAGCAGCGGGCGGTGATCGAGAACATCTGGTTTGACCGCCGCTTCGCCGCCAACCTGGGGACGATCGAGATGCTCTACGAGAAGTTTGAGGAGATCGGCGAGGGCCGGGGCTGGGCGGGCTATCCGAGCATCAAGACAGTGGCCCGGTATGTCAAGCACCTCATGGCTACGCCGGGGGCGGAGTCGGCCCGGTATCTCGCCGCCAACGGCTCGCGGGAGTGGAAGAACAAGAAGATGCTCAAGGCCCGGCGCGACGCGACAAGCCTCAAGGTCATGGAGTACGTCGTGGGCGACGAGCACACCTTCGACTTTTGGGTACAATGGACGGCCCCCAACGGGAAGATCAAGGCCGTCCGCCCGAAGCTGGTCGCCTGGATGGACATGAGGAGCCGGGCGATCATCGGGGACGTGGCGTGTATCGACGCCAACAGCCAAACGCTGAAGGAGTCCCTTGTGAAGATGATCTACACCCACCCGGGCGGCGTCCCGCACATCCTCCACGTGGACAACGGCAAGGACTATACGGCGCAGACCATGACGGGCCAGAGCCGGAAGAAGCGGAAGATCGACTTCAACTTCGACGCCGAGACCGTGGGTTTCTACCAGAGCATCGGCATCGAGGAGGTGGGGCGGTCGCTCCCCTATCAGCCGTGGGACAAGCCGATCGAGCGGTTCTTCGGGACGGTGTGCTCCAAGTTCTCGAAGTGGTTCGAGAGCTACACAGGCACCCTCACGGGCTCCAAGACCTACGCGAAGCGTCAGAAGGACGTGGAGGGTATGCTGGAGCGCGGGGAGCTGCTCACGATGGAGGAGTTCTTCGAGGTGTGGACGCGCTGGAAGAACGAGAAGTATCACACCCGGGAGCACCGGGGTCTGAAAGACGCGGGCGAGAAGTGGGTCACGCCGATGGAGCTGTTTGAACACGGCGACCGCTACGAGAAGGCAGCGCCGCCCCGGGAGTATGCGGCGATGCTGCTCATGAAGGCGGCGACGGCCCGGGTCTACAACTACGGTATCAACAAGTTCGGCACGACCTATACGGACTACGAGCTCTCGCGCTACATCGGGCAGACGGTCGGCATCAAGTGGGACATCGACGACGTGACGAAGCTGTACGTCTTCGACACGGAGGGCCGGAAGATATGCGAGGCGGTCTCTCCGGAGCTGCTGGCCTTCGGCCCCCACTGCTCGCAAGCGGCGCTTGAGAAGCACCTCCGCGACCAGAAGCGGCAGGAGAAGGAAGTCCGGGAGGCGCTGGAGGAGTGGCGCAGACCCTATGAACTCCGGCCCGAGGAGACCGGACGGCCCTCGGAGGCGGTGGGCATGATCGACCTCACGATCAAGGCGTCCCGGCCCTCGAAGGTCGTCACGCTCCCGCAGGATAAGGAATACAGGGCCGAGGCCACGAGCCGGGCCAAGAAGAAGGACGCAGCCGGGGAGGAGTTCCTCGGCAGGAAGGCGGACGACGCCCTGGCCCGGCTGAGGGCCATGAACGAATAGGAGGAACAACATGGAAGTCAAAGCAGCAGCGGCGGCGCAGTCCGCCACCTACACCACAGGCAAGCCCCTCGCCGAGCAGATCAACGAGTATCTCCTGAAGACGGGGACAAGCATCGCCTCCCTCGCAAACGAGATCCCCGGCTATTCCCGCCCGACGATCTCCCGCTACCTTGCGGGCAAGTATGAGGGAGACATCACCACGATCGAGCAGCTCCTCGCGGAGTGGCTGGCGCGTCGCACGGGCGAGGCGGTGGACGTCCCGGAGCGGCCCGGGAAGACCGGGCAGAAGCCCGCCTTCCTGGAGAGCAAGGACGCGGTCAAGGTGCTGGGCGTGTGCCAGAGCTGTCAGGAGTATATCGGGCTGGGCATCGTGGTCGCCCGGAGCGGCTACGGGAAGACCTATTCCCTCCGGCAGTACGCGAAGCTCCCCCGGGTCGCTTACATCGAGTGCGACGACACCATGAGCAGCCGCGACCTTGTGGAAGCCATCGAGAAGGCCCTGGGTATTCCCAGCGGCTACGGCACCATCTGGCGCAGGGTCAACGGCATCCGGGACTTTTTCAACACGAACAAGGGCTACCTGCTCATTATCGACGAGGCCGACAAGCTGGTCTCGAAGTACACACAGAAGAAAATGGAAATCCTCCGGGCAATCTTCGACCAGAGCGACGTGGGCGTGGTCATCGCGGGGGAGCCGAAGCTGGAGGCGGCGATCAAGACCTACCTCGTGCGGATGGCGAACCGGGTCGACTTCTATGTCTCCCTCAAGGGGCTGGAGCCCTCGGAGGTGGAGGACTACCTCTCCGGGTTCGAGGTCGCGCCGGAGGCCATGGTGGAGCTGAAGGCCCGGGCCTGTAATATGCAGACGGGATGCTTCCGGCTCCTCGACCGCACCCTCTCCAACGTCAAGCGCATCCTCGAGGAGCGCGGGGAGAACACCATCACCCTGAAGACGATCGAGCAAGCGTCGAGCCTCATGATGCTGTGACGGGGAGGGGGCCGGGACAATGAAAATGAGAAAACAGCGGCTCATGGGCGCGGGCCTTGTGGTCATCACATGGCTCCTCCTGCTGCTGGCCTGTACCGGGACGACCCCGGAGGAGCAGGACGCCACCGCCGCGCTGCTCACGTTCCCCATTGGGCTCTATATGCTTTACTCGGACACCTACGTCCTCTATGACAACGCCATAGAGGGGGAGGCAAATACACACCACACATCAAGGAAGGAGTCAATCGCATGGCAAGAAAGAGAGTGATCGAGGCCCCGTGCCTCAAGTCCTGGGAGGACGTGAACGACGCCCTCCGGCAGATCGCCGAGGCGACTATCGCCCTGGGCGACATCCAGAGCGAGATGCAGAAGCAGGTCGTCGGCGCACAGAAAGCCGCCGAGCAGCAGAGCAAGCCCTATAACGACGCGATCGCCAAGCTGGAGCGGGAGATCAAGGACTTTGTCACCGACCACCGGGAGGACATGGGGAAGACGAAGTCGAAGACCCTCACGTTCGGCGAGGTCAGCTTCCGGCTCTCCACCTCTGTCTCCCTCCCCCGGGCGAAGGAGAAGCTGGAGGAGATCATCCGCAGGCTGAAGGCCCGGCAAATGACGGACTGCATCGTCATGAAGGAGGAGGTCAGCAAGGAGGCGCTAAAGAAGTACGGGGAGGACACGGTCAACGCGGTCGGGGCCACCTGGAAGCAGAAGGACGTCTTCGGCTATGACCTCAACCTCGCCCGGCTGGAGCAGATCAAGGCGGGGCAGTAAAGGAGGGGCGAGATGACAGCAGCACGGACAGGGCGGAAGCCCGCGTCTATCCGCACCCTTTGGGCAATCGCGAAGTCGCCGGAACTGCTCCTCACCGACGAAGACCTCCACGCGGTCGTCTACCGGGAGACGGGCAAGGAGTCCATGCGGCAGCTCACACAGGGCGAGATCAACAAGGTCGCCCGGGTCTTGCAGAACATGAAGGACAGCGTCCCGGGCAGCGCCCGCACCAAACGGACGGACACGGGCGGGGACGCCCGCACCGTCCAGCAGCGGCGGAAGATATACGCGCTCACCGAGGCGCTGGGCTGGAACGACGACAACCGCCGCGTCAACGGCTTTGTCAAGCGGGTCACAGGCGTCGACCGCATCGAGTGGCTCACCGTGGCCCAATGCGAGAAGGTCATCGAGGGGCTCAAGGCGATGGTCGCCCGGCAGAGGCGGAAGGAGGAGACGGTATGAGCGCGGCAGCACAAAGCCCCGACGAGGCCGTTGCCGCCGCGCTGGACGGCATCGTCCATATGCAGAGCACCATCAGGAGCGGGCTGGACGTGTGCGTCGACACCGGGCTCGTCTTCCTCCGGGTCTACTACGGCAACCTCCCGGAGAACGTCGCCCGCCGCCTCACGGAGATCAACCCCGTCGCCGTGGCAGCTATCCCCGGGGCTACGGCGGCGACGGGCTCCGAGAAGGCCCGGCAGAATATCGCCTCCAGCGTGGCGAGTGACGCCGCCTTTGCCCAGGCAATCCGGGCGGCGAACGTGTACCGGGCGCGGCTGGGCCGTGCGCTGCTGGGGCCGGACGGGAAGCGGGAGGCGGAGCCATGAGCGGGCGGAGCAGGAAGACCCCCTTCGGGGCATGGGGCGGACTCTCGGCGCTGCTGGTCGTGAATGAGATCATCCGGGGGCGGCAGTTCCTCGGGGCCTCCACCACCGAACGGGAGCGGGCGCAGCTTGAGAACGCGGAGTTCTCCCAGCTTATGCAGGAGGCCCAGGCGACGGGGGCGGCGGTCACGCTCCGGCAGCAAACGGAAACGGCGGAGTATATTCGCGGCAACATCGCGGCGGAGAAGGCCCGCAGGAGCCCGGGGACGGGCTTTCCGAGCAGTTAGGGGGCGGGGTATGCCGAGCAAGAAAAAGCGGCTCACACAGCGCGAGAAGGCCGAGAGAGCGGCCATGAAGAAGGAACTCCAGGCGAAAGGACTTATCCCGCCCGACAAGCCCCGACTCAACCGGGGGAAGTTCGCCCGGGAGACCTGGGCGGAGTTTGAGGCGCTCTACACGTCCAAGCCCCTCCGGGCGCAGCTTTCGCTCATTAGGGCGATCGGTTTCATGGTGGGGCCGGACATGAGGACGGTCACACCCGAGGAGGTCGGCGTCTTCAAGCTGCTCAAGCTGGCGGTCGAGTACGACGCTTTTCTCAACAAACTTGAGGCGGAGGGCCGCACGAAGTACAAAATCGGGGAGCTTGTTGACGACGTCATCCTCCCCGTTACAAATCTGTAGGAGGCAGAACATGGCAAAACTCACACCCGACGCGACGAGGACGGAGCACGGCCTCGTCATCAACCAGAAGATCATCCCTTGGGGGGCCGTCTGGCCCAAGGACTCGGGGACGTATAAGAAGGGGCAGAAGTACAAGGCCGACCGCCGCCTCTCCGGGGGGACGGGCAAGGTCGCGGGCGTCACCATCCACAACACGAACGATCTCCCCAAGGTGGAGGAAGACGCGGAGCAGTACACCCGGGCGACATGGCCCAACGCCAATATGAACGACGCCCGCGTCCACTACTACGTCGACGATATCAACGCATGGCAGAACCTGGAGGACACGGAGGTCGGCTGGCACGCGGGGGACGGCAGCGGCCCGGGCAACGGGACGACCATCTCCATTGAGATCATCATGGACGGCAGCGGGAGCAAGGAAGACCTCGGGGCCGAGGAGAACGGCGTCATCCTCGCCGCGCTGCTCCTGAAGAAGTACGGCCTCACGGTCGACCAGCTCTACACGCACAATCATTGGATGGGCCACCCGGACAAGATCGTCCAAGGGGCGCGGAAGAACTGCCCGCTCTATATCCTCCCCCATTGGGAGCAGTTCAAGGCGAAGGTCGCGGCGAAGCTCGCGGAGATCAGCGGCAATGTCGAGTCCACAGGCAAGACGGCGATTATGGGGAAGGCCGAGGCCACGGCGGAGCAGATGGCGGCGTTCTGCCTGAGCAAGAACGGGTCGCCCAAGCTCCCGAGCTGCACCGTGGCGGAGCTGGCCCGCCTGTTCATCGAGGAGGGCGAGGCGGAGGGCGTCCGTGGGGACGTGGCCTTCGCCCAGAGCCTCCATGAGACGGGCTATTTCAAGTTCGGGGGCATCGTGCTCCCGGAGCAAAACAACTACGGCGGGCTGGGGGCGCTCAACGGCAACAGCGCGGGACAGGCGGCGAGCTTTGACACACCCCGCCTGGGCGTCCGGGCGCAAATCCAGCACTTGAAGGCATACGCCTCGACGGAGGCCCTTGCGGGGGAGTGCGTCGACCCGCGCTTCTCCCTGGTCGCCCGTGGCTCCGCCGAGTTCGTGGAGTGGCTGGGCGCGGCGGACAACCCCAACGGGCGGGGCTGGGCCGTCCCCGGGAGCGGCTACGGCGGGAAGATCGCCGCGCTGCTGGAACAGATCAAGGCCGTGGAGGTCGCAGCCACCCCCGAGGACGACGGCTATCCCGCCAATACCCCGGACTGGCAGAAGGAGGGCTTTGAGGCCCTTGTGGAGCGTGGCATTATCAACTCCCCGGAGTACTGGAAGGCCCGCTTCGACAAGACCATGACGGCGGGAGAGATTTTAGGAATCCTCGGCAGGATATAAAGAACGAAGGGAGGGCGCAGGACGTGGACAGACTATCCGAAGAATTGACGCTTGAGATGCTCCCGGAAGGCCCCTACAAGCAGATCGCAGAGGCGATCGGGCCGGAGAACTTCTACAGGCTCGCCGAAGTGGTCGGCGGCTCTGCGGTCTATATCCCGAAGCCCGAGAGCCTCACCCGCCCCGTCCGCGACGCCCACATCAAGGCCGAGTTCAACGGCTACAACCACGCGGAGCTCGCGAGGCAGTACGGCGTCACCGAGCGGTGGGTTCGGACGCTTTGCGGCCCCGGCCAGACGGAGGGGCAGATCGGCCTTTTTGACCTGCTGGACGGTATGCTGGGGCCGAACGGCGACGGCATTTCTTAGAAGCACTTCGTATATAAACTTCACAGAACAGCCTTTAGAATAAGAGTATGAGCTACGCTCATACTCTTATTTTTTGCCAAAAGGAGGCAGCGGAAAAATGGATATGAACATCATCACCAGCGCAGCGAGCGACGCGCTCGCGAACATCGCCCTTGCAGTCATCGCCCTGCTGGGGGCCTATGTGGTCTACTACATCCGGCTCGCCGGAGCCAAGGTCAAGGAGCAGACAGCGCAGATCAAGGACGAGGCGGGCCGGAAGGTGCTGGAGGACGCCCTCGACGACGTCGTCAACCTCGCGACGGTATCGGTCAACGCCATGGAGCAGACCACGGCGGGCGCACTCCGTGACGCGGTCAAGCTCGGCAAGGCAGACCGCGAGGAGCTGGTCGCCCTGGGAAAACGGGTCTTTGACGAGGTGAAAGCGTCAATCGCGCCGGAGGCCCAGCGGGTCATCACCGACAACCTCGGCAGCTTCGACGACTACTTGACGAAGTGCATTGAGAACGCCGTGCTCCAGGTCAAGCGGAACGACCCTTACGCCACCCTCACCGGGGAACTGCTGGCGGGCGTCGAGGAGGCCCAGGGCGCGGGCGGCAAGCAGTAAGGAGGCTCGGCTATGGACGGCGCGACGGTTGCGATGTTCGTCTTTCAGACGGTCATCACGGCGATCATCGGTATCGCCTCGTGGGGGGTCAAGAACGCGATCGGCGAGATCAAGACGGCGATCACGAAGCTGGAGTCCACCGACAAGGAGAACGCCGCCGAGATCGCGAAAGTACGCGGGGAGCTGAACGAGCTCAAGGCCGACCTCCCCCTGATCTACGTCACCCGGGAGGACTTCATCCGGGTCACGAACAACATCGACCACAAACTTGACAAGCTCCTCTACAGGGGCGAGAGGAAGGAGGAATAGACACTATGGCGTTTTTCGACGACATCACCGAGCAGGAGATCAAGCAGAACAAGGCCATCCGGGGCTACATCGTCCGCGCCCTGGCGAAAGGGAGCAACAACTCCCTGCTTGTGCGTCAGATCACGAACGCCTTGCTCGCGGATAACCTTATCACCGTCCCGGACATCTCGAAGCAGCTTTCCTATCTGGAGGACGGCGGCTATATCGAGTTCACGGACAAACGGGCCACGGCCTACAACGCCTACCGCCGCGACGCCGTTATCCAGCTTACGAAGGCGGGGGTCGATCTCGTCGAGGGGACGACGGACGACCCGGGCGTCGATGTCTAAGCAGGAACGCCGGAGGACGCGGGTAAGCTCTACGATCGACAAGCTCCCGGACGGCGTCAAGGCGGAGCTCGACGTCAAACTCGCGGACACGGCGAACACCTACGAGGAGCTCTCCGCATGGCTCAAGTCAGAGGGCTATGAGATCAGCAAGTCGGCGATCGGGCGGTATTCCATTCGCAGCACCCGGGCGGCGCAGCGGGTCGCGGAGACCTTGCAGCGCACTCAGGCGATCGCCCAGGCGGTGGAGGCCCACCCCGACCTCGACTATACGAAGGCGGCGTCGATGGTACTCATGGACGGCCTCATGCAGCGGGTCAGCACGGCGGAGGACGACTTCGCGGAAATGCCGCTGGACAAGGCCGGGCGTCTGATCGCCTCGCTGTCCCGGAACGCCACCTATGAAAAGCGCGTCCGGCAGGACATGAAGAAGAAGGCGGAACTCGCCTTTGACCAGCTCGAGGCCGAACTCATGGCGGCGATCAAGCAGCACCCCGATCTCGCGGGCGAGCTGCACGACGTCCTCACACGGGCAAGGGAGAAGGTGCTCACAGATGGCGAAGATTGACCTGAAGGAGTATCTTGAACGGCTCGAGGAGCCGGAAGACCGCGAGGCGGTCGCAAACAGCGAATACCAGAAGCAGCTATTTGAGGAGTACGTCCAGAAGGGGGACAACTTCCCCGAGCTCCGGGCGCGGCTCCTCCGGGACTACCGGGCCGGAGCGCCGCTCACAGGCCCCCAGGGACTACGCAAGCAGCTCGGGGCCTTCGACCTCGGCTACTTCGGGCGGGCCTACCTCGCCCACTACTTCGTCAGGCCGTCGCCCCCATTTCACGAGGAACTCGACCGCATCTTCCGCGAGGGCGTCATGAAGGGGCTCAACCCCCTCACGGACGCGAAGCAGATCAGCAGGGCGGACGGTTGCCGCCGTGCGGTGGAGGCCCCGCGTGGACATGCAAAGTCGACGACCTTCACCTTTAAGGACTCGCTGCACTCCTCCGTATATGGCTACAAGCATTATGAGATCATCCTCTCGGACAGCTCGGAACAGGCCGAGGGTTTCCTGAACGACCTGAAGACGGAGCTGGAGGAGAACGCCGCGCTCCGGGAGGACTTCGGGGAGCTGAAGGGCCGCGTCTGGAAGGCGTCGGTCATCCTCCTGTCCAACGGGGTCAAGATCGAGGCCCTGGGCGCGGGGAAGAAGATCAGAGGCCGACGCCACAAACAATGGAGGCCCGACCTCATCCTGTGCGACGACCTGGAGAACGACGAGAACGTCAACACCCCCGAGCAGCGCAAGAAGCTCCGGGACTGGTTCTATAAGGCAGTCTCGAAGGCGGGCGACACCTACACGGATATCGTCTACATCGGGACGCTGCTCCACTACGACGCCCTCCTCGCCAACGTCGCGAAGAACCCGGAGTATGTGACGGCCCGCTATAAGGGCGTTATCAGCTTCGCCACCAATACGGAACTATGGGACGCATGGGAGCGCATCTATACCGACCTCGAGAACCCGGAGCACCAAAAGGACGCCGAGGACTTCTTCAAGGCGAACAGGGAGGCCATGCTGGAAGGCACGGCGGTCTTGTGGGAGGAGAAGCTCCCCTACTATGCCCTCATGGTTATGCGCATCTCCGAGGGCGAGGCGTCCTTCTCCTCGGAAATCCAGAACGAGCCCATCGACCCGGAGAGCTGCGCCTTCATCGAGGAGTGGCTCGACTTCTACGACGACGGGCAGCTCCCCCCGGACTTCTCCGAGCCGCACTTCATCTTCATCGGCGCGAATGACCCGAGCCTGGGAAAGAACCGCAAGAGCGACACCTCCGCGATCATTGTGCTCGCGAAGGACACCTCCACGGGCTACCTCTACGTCCTGCTCGCGGACATCGCCAAGCGCAAGCCCGACCAGATCATCGACGACGCGATCGAGGCGTCGCGGCGGCTGAAGCGGGACTACAAGAAGCCCCTCTACAAGTTCGGCGTCGAGACGGTTCAATTCCAATACTACTTCGCCGAGATCATGCGGCAGAAGTCCGCCGAGATCGGCGAGTATCTCCCCATCGAGGAGATCAACAGCGTCCAGAACAAGGACGCCCGCATCCAGAGCTTGCAGCCCTTCGTCAAGAATGGCTACATCAAGTTCTCCAAAAAGCACAAGACCCTGATCGACCAGATGCTCAAATACCCCATGGGGAAGAACGACGACGCGCCGGACGCCTTGCAGATGGCGGTCGCGTTGGCCCTCTCCGTGAAGGTAGGGCGGAAGGTCAACTATAAATCAGTCGTGGGCCGCGCCATCAAGTTCCGGCGCGGAGCCTATTAGGAGGTGGGGCATATCAGCATCCAAGAGAATACCATCATACACGGGGACAGCCTCACCGTGCTCCGGCAGATGGAGGCGGAGCGCGTCGACGCGATCATCACCGACCCGCCCTATGGCATTAACTATGTTTCACAGACCGGGGCGAGGATTAAAAACGACAAGGCCCCGTTCATCTGGTTCCTGTACGACGCCTTCCGCGTATTGAAGCCGGGAGGGACGCTCCTGTGCTTTACACGCTGGGATGTGGAGCAGACCTTCATCGACGCGATCAAGCTCGCCGGGTTCCAAGTCAAGAGCGAGGTCATTTGGGACAAGGTCTATCACGGCATGGGGGACACAAAGGCAGCCTTTTCCCCGGCGCATGAGAACATCGTCTTCGCCATCAAAGGGAAGTTCAGTTTCCCAGGGAGCAGACCGAAAGACCTCGTCACCTTCAGCAAGCTCGGCAGCTCACAGATGATACACCCAACAGAGAAGCCTGTGGGCCTCCTGGCAAACCTTATCACAAGCGTCACCAAGCCGGGCGACCTTATCCTTGACCCCTTCGCCGGGAGCGGCTCGGCCCTGGTTGCAGCCAAAAAGACCGGGCGGCGGTTCGTTGGCGTCGAACTGGACGACGAGTATTTTGAGAAAGCGCAACGGCGCATCGAGGAGGCGGTCAAATGAAGCTCCCCTTCTTCAAACGGGCGCAGACCAAAACCGCGCCCCGCCCGGACACCCGGGAAGTCGCCGTCGCTCAGATTACAGACAAATACAGCACCTACCCCTCGAACGGGCTCACCCCCGTCCGGCTCGCCGAGATATTCAAGGAGGCCGACGCGGGCGACATCCTCCGGCAAGCGGAGCTCTTTGAGGAGATGGAGGAGAAAGACCCCCACCTGTTCAGTCAGCTCCAGACCCGGAAGAACGCGGTCACGGGCCTGGACTTCGAGATCATCCCCTTCGACTCCGACGACGAGAGGGACAAGGAGATTGCGGAGTTCGTCGAGGCGCAGATCAACGGCATCGAGGGGCTGGAGGACATCATGCTCGACCTGCTGGACGCGGTCGGCAAGGGGTTCGCCGTCTCTGAGATCATGTGGAGCTACGAGGGGGGCCGCGTCGTTGTCGGCGATATCCGCTCCCGGCATCAAAAGCGGTTCTTTTGGGACGACGAGGACGCCTTCAAGGTAAGGACGGACGAGGCACCCGAGGGAATTGAACTCCCGAAGAACAAGTTCATCCTCCACCGCTACAAGGCCCGCAGCGGACACCCCTCCAGAGCCGGAGTCCTCCGCGTGGTCGCATGGATGTATCTCTTTAAGAACTACACCCTCAAGGATTGGGTCGCGTTCTGTGAGGTCTACGGTATGCCGCTCCGCCTCGGCAAGTATCAGCCGGGCGCGAGCGAGGACGACAAGCGGGCGCTCATGCAAGCCCTGGCGCAGATCGGCTCAGACGCGGCGGGCATCTTCCCGGACGGCACGACGATCGAGTTCGTGAACACCGAAAAGGCAAGCTCCACCGACCTCTATGAACGGCTCGCCCGCTACTGTGACGAGCAGATCAGCAAGGCTATCCTCGGCCAGACGTTGACGTCGGACTCGGGCGGCGGCAGCTACGCGCAGAGCAAGACCCACAACGACGTCCGCCACGACCTCACCGTCGCCGACTGCAAGGCCCTCGCCGCCACGCTCCGGCGCGACCTTATCCGGCCCCTCGTCCTGTTCAACTACGGCGACGACACCCGCGTCCCCTATATCCGCTTTGACGCGGAGGAGTCGGAAGACCTGGAGCAGACGGCGAACATCATCGGCACCCTGATCGAGAAGGTCGGCCTCAAAGTCCCGACCTCGTTCATCTACAAGAAGTTCTCCATCCCCAAGCCGGAGGGCGACGAGGAGATTGCGCAGCCGCCCCAGCCGGGCGCGGGGTTCGGCGGGTTCTCCTTCAAGCAGCCGCCGCCCACGGGCGCGATCAGCCTGAAGGCCGGGGAGGAACCGGGACACGGGACACAGGAGTGCGTCGACCGCCTTGCAGACGCCGCCGTCAAGAGGAGCGCGGGCAGCTTTAAGAAAGCCTTCGGCCCTGTTCTCAAATTGATTGAGAACGCCGGGAGCCTCGAGGAGCTCCGCGACATGATGGAGGACGCCGACACCGTCGCCGCCGTCTTCAAGGAAATGGACGTCACGGAGGTCGAGGAACTGCTTCAGAAGGTCATGATATACGCCGACCTCGAAGGGAGGGCGGTGGAACGTGGACGGGATTGAGAGCGCCTTCTCCCGGAAGGACATGACTTTCGAGGAGGCCGTCGACTACTTCAAGGGCCGCGTCCCGGTCACGTCGGAGATCTTCTACAGTATCGCCGAGCGGTATCGGGGCCTCGCCTTTACGGTCAGCGGGTACACAAAGGCGCAGATACTCAAGCGGTTTTATGACGAGCTGCTTGCCGCGCTGGAGGACGGGAACACCCTCTCGGAGTTCCGCTCCCGGATGAACGACTTCCTCGAGAGCGAGGGCTATGAGGGGCTCGACCCCCTACAGGCGGACAACATCTTCCGCACCAACGTACAGACGGCCTACAACGTGGGCCACTACGAGCAAATGACAGACCCGGGCGTCATGCGGCTCCGCCCCTACTGGCAGTATGACGCCGTGAACGACGCCCACACCCGCCCGAGCCATCTCGCGATGGACGGCAGGGTATTCCCGGCAGATCATCCCGTCTGGAACACCTGGTTCCCGCCCAACGGCTTCCGCTGCCGCTGCACGGTCAAGACACTCTCAAAGCGGCAGGTCGAAGCGCGGGGGCTCACCGTGGAGGAAGCCCTCCCCTCCGGCATCGCACCCGACCCCCACTTTGCCACCAACCCGGCGAAGGTGAAGTTCTCCCCCGACCTCAAGGGCTACCCCGAGCCGCTTGTCAAGGCGTACAAAGACCGCGAAAAGGAGAACCCCTCGCCATGAGGGTTTGAACGGCCCTGTAAAGGGCGGGAGGGGTTCGGAGGGTAATTTCACGGGGGAGGCGGAAAGGGGGCGTTATAACGCCTTTTAACGGCGTTACCGGGCGCGGCAAGCCCAAGGCAAAGGAGGACAAGCAAAAATGAAGGACTTTCTCACCCTCAAGAGCGGCGAGGTGGATATCAGCGGAGCCCCGGAGGTCATCTCCGTCCTGCCCCTGGGCCACGTCGTCAGCACGAAGGGGGAGTTCGATGTCGACGAGGAGAGCTTCTCCGCGATGAAGGCGCAGATCGCCCAGCACGGCGTCGATCTTGTCGTTGACTACGAACACCAGACACTCACGGGGGAACAGGCCCCCGCTGCTGGATGGGTCAAGGAGCTGTTCCTCGACGACGGGCAGATCAAGGCCCGGGTCGAGTGGACGCCCAGGGCGAAGCAATACCTTGAGAACAAGGAGTATCGCTACCTCTCCCCGGTCATCACCGTCCGCAAGTCGGACAATAAGGCGATGGGGATGCACTCCCTCGCACTCACCAACACCCCGGCGATCGAGCACATGGAGCCGATCGTCAACTCTACCACTTTTGAAGGAGGAACTCACACTATGGAACTCATGAAGAAGCTCGCGGCGCTGCTGGGCCTGGGCGAAGACGCCGCGCCGGAGCAGATCGTCGCGGCGCTGGAGGCTTGCCTGAAGGAGAACAAGAGCCTCAAGGAGAGCGCCGAGGCCGGAAAGCAGCCGCCCGAGGACGACAAGGTCGTCGCGAACAAGGCGGTCTGTGAACTGCTGGGCCTGGAGGCCGGGGCCGCGACCGCCGACGTCACGGCTAAGATCATGGCCCTCAAGGGCGGCATCGTGGACGGCGTCAACCTCGCCGAGCAGGTCAAGAGCCTGGAGGCGAAGCTCGCCGACCGCGACGCGGAGGAGGCCGTGGAGCTGGCCCTCAAGTCCGGCAAGATCACCCCGGCGCAGCGGGATTGGGCGAAGGGCTACGCCCTCAAGAGCCCGGAGGACTTCCGGCAGTTCATGGAGAAGGCCCCGCAGGTTGTCCCCATGGGCGAGATCGGCGGCACCGAGAAGCTGGCCCTCAAGGACAAGGAACCCGACGAGGCGACGCTGCTCGTCTGCAAGCAGCTCGGCATCAGCGCCGACGACGTCAAGCAGTACGGCATGAAGGAGGAGTAAGAACATGGCAGCATTGACCGCACCGAGAGACACCAACGAGATCGCCAACGGCGCGAGGGCGATCGTACTCCCTGTTAAGGGAAAGACCACGATCTATCAGGGCTCTATCGTCACCATCGACGCGAGCGGCTACGCCGTGCCGGGCAAGAAGGCGGCGGGGCTGAAGGCAGCGGGCCGGGCCGAGGAGACCGTCGAGAACACGGGCGCGGACGGCGACGCCGTTATCCGTGTCACGCGGGGCGTCTTCGTCTTTGAGAACACAGGCACCGCCGCGAACAAGATCACCGCCGCCGACGTGCTCGGCCCCTGCTACATCGAGGACGACCAGACCGTTACCAAGCTGGCAACGGGGGCGTCCGCCGCTGGCCTCGTCATCCGTGTCGACGACGAAGGCGTTGCCGTGGAGATGGGCTTCGGCTACACCGCGCCCGCCGCCGCGTCGACCTAACCCAACACCAATAATCTGAAGGAGGAACGAACCACATGATCGTCAATCCCCAAACCTTGAGGGGCATCTACGTCGGCTTCAACACCCTGTTCAACAGGGCGCTCACCACCGTCGAGCCCGTCTACAAAGCGATCGCCACCGTCACCCCGTCCACCACGGACTCCGAGACCTACGCATGGCTCGGCGACATCCCCGGTATGCGAGAATGGGTCGGCGACCGCGAAATCCAGAACCTCGCCGCCTCGGACTACACCATCAAGAACAAGAGCTTCGAGCTCACGATCGGCGTCGACCGTGAGGCCGTCGAGGACGACAAGATCGGCCTGTATAACCCCTCCGTGGAGATGCTGGCGCAGTCCGCAGCGATGCACCCCGACGAGCTGATCTTCGCGCTGCTGGCGTCCGGCTTTGAGGCGAAGTGCTACGATGGGCAGCCCTTCTTCTCCGACGCCCACAAGGTCGGCAAGAAGAACGCCTCCAACAAGGGAACCGCGCAGCTCTCCCTTGAGGCGTACATCGCGGCCCGCGCCGCTATGATGAGCCTCACCAACTCGAAGGGCCGGGCGCTGAACCTTGTCCCCGACACGCTGGTCGTCCCGCCCGCGCTGGAGGCAAAGGCCCGCGACATCCTGGTCGCCGACTTCATCAACGGCACCCGGAACACCATGCAGGGGACGGCAAAGCCCCTCGTCGTGCCGCAGCTCGCCGGGCATGATACGGCGTGGTATCTGCTTTGCACCAACCGCCCGATCAAGCCCTTGATCTACCAGGAGCGCAAGAAGGCGAAGTTCGTGAGCAAGACCGCCGAGACCGACGACAACGTCTTCATGAGCAAGAGGTTCCTGTACGGCGCGGACTCCCGTGGGAACGCGGGCTTCGGCTTCTGGCAGATGGCCTACGGCAGCGACGGCAGCGCCCAGGCGTAACGCACACAAGGAGGGAGCGCCATGAGCTACAGCACACAGGCGGAAGTCCGCGAGATGCTCAAGGACGACGCCCTCAACGCGATCATCGGGGACACCTTTGAGGAAGACCCCGGAGAGCGGGAGGCGAAGATCGGGCCGATCATCGAGGCGGCGATCGGCGACGCCGACGCCGAGATCGACGGCTACCTCGCCAAACGCTACAACGTACCCTTTGACCCGGTTCCGAGAGTGCTGAACAAGTTCTCTAAGGACATCGCCATCTACAACCTGTATTCCCGCATCGGCATTGACGAGGGCAGCGACGAGAAGAACTACCTCAACCGCTACAATGCGGCGATCAAGTTCCTCACCCTTGTCGCGGAGGGCAAGGTCTCCATCGGGACAGGCACATCCGCCGACGACCCGGCCTCCGCAGCCGCGACGGGGTTCACAACGAAGTCAAACGCCCGCCTGTTCAGCCGGGCAACGATGAGGGGGATGTAAGGCCATGGCCGGGACAAGCATAAGGCTCGACGGCGACGTCTCCACCCTGCTCCGCAAAATGCGGGCCTATTCGGAGATTGACCGCAAGAGCCTCAACGCGGCCCTCGCCGAGACCGCCCGGGAGTCCACTCTCGAGCGGTTCCGGCAGAGCCGAGACCCGAGCGGCAGACGGTGGAAGACCTCCATCCGCGCCGCCGCCACGGGTGGGAAGACCCTGATCGACTCGTCGCAGCTTAGAAACTCGATCAAGTCCTATTCGGATGAAAAGGGCTTCGCGGTCGGCACCAACGTCAAGCACGGGGCGACCCACCAATTCGGAGACAGCGGGCGCACCATCCGGGCGAAGACCAAGAAGGGCCTCCGTTTCCAGGTGGGCGGTCGCTGGGTCACAAAGAAACAGGTCAAGGTCTCCATCCCCGCCCGGCCCTTCCTGGGCCTCTCGGACGAGGATATGGAGGAGATCAAGGCCACCATCGAGGAGTTCGTCGGAAGGGAGGACTAAATGCTCTATCAGGAAAGCAAGGCATATCTGCTCGGCAAGCTCAGGGAGGCGGGGCTCAAATCCAAGCCCTACACCACCATGAAGGGGCTGGAGAAAAGCCAAGAGAGTCACATCGGCGCGGTCATATTCGACCAGGAGGCCATCACCCGAAACGGCTCCAAAACACAATACAAAGACCAAGAGGGAGCGCGGCACAAAAGGCGGAAGGTCTTCAACCGGGCGATCACGTTCACCGTGACGATCGGCGACTACACCGACGACGCCGTCGAGACCATGTTCGAGCGGTTCCTTGCGAGCCTTGACCGGGGCATCTATGTCAACGGCGACTTCGTCCCGATCGAGGTCGACGGCGCGGATTGGGTCAACAAGGACGACTCTATCCTCAAGGCCCAGGTCGCCGTCCAGGTCGCGGTCACGTTCAACGGCGGGCTCTACAGGGACACCGACTTCGCGCCACTCACCAAGGTCGAGATCACAGGCATCGAGAAGGAACACGGAAAGGAGCCTATACATGGCTAACAAGAAAACGACCGGGCTTACAGGCCCGGAGGCAGCGGAGGCCCAGGCCCCGAAGGAGTACGTCGAGATCGGGCAGCTCCGCGCAAAGCACAATATCTCCCGGGCCGTCTATGCGGGCGTATGCGCCGCGCAGGACTGGAAGCCCGGCAAGGCCGTCACGGAGGCCGAGTTCCTCGCGGCGGTTCGGGCGTTCACCTCGGCCCCCATGCGCGGGGGTACTACCAACAAGGAGGCGAAGAAGTAAATGCTCCGAGACGTAACACACAAGACGACGGACGGCTTGCTCGGGTTCGCCACGGCGACAGGAGACGGCAAGCACCTGAAGATCGGTGTCTCCCCCGTCGTCTCCAACACGCCGATCATTGTCACCGGGGCCATGGACGCGGCGCAGATCAAATCCCGCCTCGGCCTGTCTCCGCTGGCGGACGCCGTCATGGACTCCGTCCAGTTCGGCGCAAACCGCATCTACTGTCTCCCGGTCGCCGCGACCACGGCGGGCGAGCTGGGGCAGGTCTCCAAGAAGGGCGACGGCGGCGGCAGCATGACCGTCGACGGCTCCCCGACCAACGCCTTCTCCGTCGCCGTGAAGATCACGGCGCAGGGCGGGCTCAATACCGCCGCATTTGTGGTTTCCATCGACGGCGGGAACACCTTCACCGACGAGATCACCGTCCCCGTCACGGGCGAGTATGAACTCACGGGGACGGGACTCAAGATCAAGTTCACAGAGGCGGCGGAGGAAGACCAGAAGCCCAGCTCCTTCCTCGTCAACGACGCCTACACATTCGCCACCACCGCCCCCACCATGACGAACGGGGACGTCCTCGCGGCGATCGCGAAGCTGCAAAACTTCGCCGAGGAGTTCGAGTTCATCCACATCGTCGGAGACAGCGACCTCCCCCTCTGGCAAGCGGTCAGCGAGGAGCAAATCCGGCTCCGGGACGTCTACCACAAGCCCGCCTTTATCATGATGGAGGCAGCATACCCCACACCCACGGAGAACGCGGGGACGCCCGGCATCGGGGCGGCAACGCCGGAGGGAGACCTCACCGACTGGGCGCTTGAGATGGAGGCGAAGCGGAAGAAGATCAAGAACTATGACCTTCAGGTCGTGACGGCCTGGGGCCGTCTCGTCCGGCTGGACGGCGCGACGCAGATCGTCAACCTCGCGGGCGTCGTCTCCGGCCTGTACGCGAAGGCAAGCGTCCAGACGTCGATCGGCAAGACCCGGGAGGAGGCGGGCTTCGGCATCCAGAAGACAAAGCTCCTGGAGCTGCTCCCCGCCGAACTCGACAACGACATTATCGAGCTGCTCGACCTTGCGGGCTACCTCACCTTCCGGGAGTACGACGGGCTCGATGACTTCTATGTCTATCACACCAAGATGATGAGCCCGGACGGGAGCGACTTCCGCTATGCGGAGGACGTCCGCGTCAAGAACAAGATCATCCGGGAGACCCGGAAGGAGGGCTTGCAGCTCCTGAACGACGACATCGACCTGGAGGACGTACAGGGCGAGCTTGAGGCGAAGGCGAAGTTCCTCTTTGCCCCCTTGCAGCGCATGATCGACGCGCAGGAGATCAGCTCCGCCGAGATCATCGTCCTCGAGGGGCAGGAGGAGACCTTCATCGAGGACGAGACTATGCGGGTCAAAATCCGCTACGTCTCCCGGGGCTACATCCGCGAGGTCTACGTTGACCTCGGCAGGGCGCGGCCCAGCACCTAAAGAGAGGAGGAACAAGCCTTATGATTAAAGTCAACGGCATCTGCTACGGCTGGGGCGATGTGGACGTCAAAGTCCCCGGCCTCAACCTTGTCGTGCAGGAGATCAGCTACGACGACGAGCAGGAGATGGAGGAGAGCTACGGCAAGGGCTATATGCCCCGGGGCTACGGCCTGGGCAACTACAAGGGCTCGGGCAAGATGTCCATGCTCCGGGACGACTACGACGCCGTCCTGGACTTCTGCAAGGCGAAGAACATCCCGTTCTATGGGATGGAGCTTCCCTCCATGGTCGTTTCCTACGCCAACCCCGGAGGCCGGACGCGCATCGACGAGCTGAAGAAGGTCAAGTTCATCAAGCGCAGCCACAAAGCCGCCCAGGGCGACAAGTCCCTCTCCGTCGACATTGACTTCATGGTCGTCGGCGGTATCACAGAAGACGGCGTCGCCCCCGTTTAAGGGCGTCGCCGTCTCAACGAAATTGAGAAAAAATGGAGGAAAACAACATGGATGAAGTGAAGACCACCAACAGCACTCCCGCCCAGGGCATCGACCCCGAGGCCCTCAAGCAGAAATACGGCGGGAAGGTCTACAAGGTCGGCGTCACCGTGCCGATCGACGACGAGAGCGAGCAGGAGTTCAGCTACTTTTTCAAGCGGCCCAGCGTCCCCAGCTATGACCGCTATATCAAGACGGCCTCGAAGGTCGGCATCACCAAGGCGAGCAAGGCGTTCATGCAGGACGCCGTCGTCGAGGAGGACAGGGAGCGGCTCACCGCCGACATGGAGGAATACCCCGGCGTCGCGATCACGATCGGCAATAAGCTCACCGAACTCCTGGGCCTCACGGACGGGGTAAATTTGAAGAAGCTCTAAGGGAGAGGGTCGCGGGGATAAGGGAGAGCCTCACCGAAAGCGCCCTCCTTGAGATATATCGCTTTGTACCCCCGCCTCTCTTAGAGCATTTTGACCCCGGGACGATCGACGACCTCGACGTGCTGCTGGACTATCTCGCGAAGGCGCGGTATGTCCAGCAGCTCGAGCAGGACATCGTCGCCCGGGCGATCTCCGAGGTCTTCTCGGACGATTGAACGGGCGGCACGGTCGCCTTGAGCCGCCTCCGAGTATGTGCAGGAGGTGAATAAGAACATGAGTTTAGAGTCTGTTTTCAAGCTGTCCCTCGTTATGAACATGGTCGACCACCTCTCGGGGCCGATGGCGAACGTGGCCTCCCGCGTGGGGGCCGAGGTCGCACAGCTCGACGCCCTGGGCGCGAAGTTCGGCGGCGCGGCAAAGGCGGGGGCGGTCATGCAGGAGATGGGCTCGCAGATCACCGGGGCCGTCCTCGCCCCGGTCGAAGCCACATTCGAGACGCGCCGGGCCATCGGCGAGCTCGCCTCCCTGGGCGTCAAAGACCTGGGGGCCGTGGAGGACGCGGCCCGGGCCTTCTCCGACCAATGGGCCGGGACGACGAAGGCCGACTTCATCAGCGCGGCCTACGACATCAAGAGCGGCATCGCCTCCCTGTCCGACGAGGGCGTCGCGGAGTACACGGAGCTCGCGGGCCTTACGGCAAAGGCGACCAAGTCCACCATCGGGGAGATGACCTCCCTCTTTGCCACGGGCTACGGCATCTACAAGGGCTACTATGACGACCTCACCGACCTAGAGTTCGGCGAGATGTTCTCGGCGGGCATCGCCCGGTCGGTGCAGCAATTCAAGACGGACGGCTCCCAGATGGCGAGCGCCATCCAGACTCTCGGCGCGTCGGCAACGACGGCCAACGTCCCCCTCGAGGAGCAGCTCTCTATCCTGGGTATGCTTCAGGCCACCATGAGCGGCAGCGAGGCGGGAACAAAGTACAAGGCGTTCCTCCGATCGGCGACCAAGGGCGGCGAGGCCCTGGGCCTGTCGTTCACGGACGCCAATAATCAACTCCTGTCTATGCCTGAAATCCTGGACTTGCTCCGGGGGAAGTTCGGCGACACGATGGACGCCGCCGAGAAGATGAAGCTGCAACAAGCCTTCGGCGACACCGAGGCAGTCGCCCTGATCGACCTGCTCTACAGCAAGACGGGAGACCTGCAAAACAACATCCTTGATATGTACGACGCCCTCGGCTCCGGCACGGGCGTCGCCACGGAAATGGCGAACGCCATGAACGAGACGGAGCCGGAGCGGTTTGAACGCCTCACGCAGCGCATCCAGAACGTGAAGGAGTCCATCGGGAACTCGCTGCTCCCCACAGTCAACGACCTCATGGGAGCCGGAGAACGGGTTCTCACAAAGGTCGGCTCGTGGATAGAGCAGAACCAGCAGCTCGTCAAGGTCATCATGCTCGTCGTCCTCGCGATCGGCGGCTTCCTCACCGTGGCGGGTACAGTGGTCGCCGTGGTCGGCGGCGTGGGCCTTATCATCACGAAGACCGTCTCGGCCTTCAAGATACTCAAGGCAGGGTTCGGGATAGCGCGAGCGGCCCTCTCACCCCTCATATCCAGCGTTTGGAGCTTCACGGCGGCGCTGCTGGCGAACCCGGTCACATGGGTCGTCATCGGCATCGTGGCGCTGATCGCGGCGATCGTGCTGCTCTACAACAAGTGCGAGTGGTTCAGAAACCTCGTCAGCAGCATCCTCGGCTTTTTCAAGGAGAAGCTGGGCGCGGCGCTGGAGACGGCGAAGGCCGTCTTCTCCGGCATTGGAAACGTCATCGACTCCGTCATGGGCGCAGCCCGCGACACCGTCGCGGAGAAGCTGGACAATATGCGCACCGCCTATGAGTCCCACGGCGGGGGCATCCGGGGCGCAGCCGCCGCAGCGGTCGAGGGCGTGAAGGGCGTCTATACGGCGGGCTACACCTTCCTCGACAACCTCACAGGCGGGAAGCTCACCGCGATCAAGGACAAGTTCGTCTCCGGGGTCTCGAATATGGCCTCGGGCGTCCGGGAGCGGTTCGCGAGCGTGAGAGCCGCCTTTTCCAGCGGCATCACGCAGGTCAAGAATACCGTCACCGGGGCTGTCTCCTGGTTCTTTGAGTCCGGCAAGAAGGTCATCTCCACATTCGCAAACGGCATCAAATCGGCCTTCACGGGCGCGGTCGACGCGGTCAAGGGCGGCTTGCAGCGCATCCGAAACCTTCTCCCCTTCTCCGACGCGAAGGAGGGGCCGCTCTCGACCTTGACCCTGTCCGGGCAAAGGACAATGACGACCTACGCCTCCGGGCTTGAGAAGGCGTCCAACGTCCCGGCCCAGGCCATTGAGAAGGGGCTCGGCAAGGCGAGCAACGTCCTCGAGAAGACGGAACTCAGCCCGGCAGTCAACCCCATCCCGGAGAATGTCCCGCAGCCGGACGGCGGCGACAAGCCGAGGCCGTCTATTGAGCGGGAGCCCGTGAAGAAGATCTCACTCAACCCCGGCAACGGGGAGGAGCATGACGGCAAGAACGGCGGCTCCGGCGACGGCAGCAGCGGCAAGCAAGTCATCATTCAAAAGCTGCTTATCCCTGTCGACCTCAAGAAGATCAAAGACCTGCAACAGCTTCTCCAACTGCTGAAGGAGGTCGAGGACTTTGCCGAGGCAAACGGCAGCGAAGAAACAGCGGACGAGGACAGCGTCCCCGTCACAGCATAAGGGAAGGGAGGGCGCACCGTGATTTATGTTGAAGACCAACTCGTCAAGGTGAACGGCGTCGTCCTCCCTGGCCTCGTCAAAAGCATCGAGGTCAAGGAGTCGGCACAGATCGACGAGCAGGAAGTCGAGGGCAGCGCCACCAAGCCGAAGCAAGCGGTCGGCTACGAGGACGCGAAGATCACCGTCGAGCTTATCCTCGACGACACCCCGGCAAAAACAAAGTATGAGGCGCTGGAGGCGGTTCGGGCCATCTTCCGAAAGCCCGGGCAAACCGTCCCGCAGCCTATCCCCATCGTGAGCGAGGACACGGCAAAGCACGGCATCGACAAGGTGCTGTTCAAAGGCTTTTCCCACAAGGCCGAGGCGAAGAAGGCGCAGATCACCGTCTCCCTCGAGTTTTGGGAGTACGTCCCGCAGACCATCAAGGCATCGAAGGCGGGCGGCTCCGGGGGCGGTTCTTCTGGCGGCTCCGCTGCAAGCGGCCTCACCGCCGACTATGCGGACTACCTCAACACAAGTCGGGGGAAGTCGCCCGCCGCCGACAAGGTCACAGAGAACGCGGCGACCGCCTTGCAGGGGGTCGTCGCACAACTGCCCTACTAACAAGGAGACCGATATATGGAAACGCTTGAGCTATTCTATCCGCAGATCGCGGCCCGGGCCGGGCCTTATAGCTTTGACCAGGGCATTGAGTTCGAGATATACTCCGCGAAGTCCTCGTATTTTGACTGGGCGAAGATACGTTTCACCGAGCAGTTCCAGCCGGAGATCGCCCTCGCCCGGAAAGACGCCGCCGCGATCGAACTCGGCTACAACGGCGTCATGGAGGAAGTCTTCACGGGCTACGTCTCCCGCCCCTACAACTACGGCGGGGGCGCGGATGAGATCACGCTGAAGGACGAGATGCTGCTCCTTGAGGACACGCAGATCAACAACACCTTCCTTGACACCACCCCGCAGGAGGTCATCTCCTACGTTCTCGCCCAGGCCGGAGTCGCCAAGAAGCAGCTCTCCGGGCAGGGCTTCCCCACCCGGAAGAAACTACCCATCCGGCAGATGTCCGGCGTCCAGGCGATCAACGCCGTCAATGCGGCCTGGAACATCAAGAAGCTGTTCTTTTTCTCCGGCAGCGTCTTCTATTGGGGAGAGAAACCCCAGCAGGAAAAGATTTATACATTCGAGTACGGCGTCAATATCATCAACCTCACCCGGCTCGGGGGCGTGTGGGAGCTGGAAACAGTCTCCGCGCCTTTTGTCCGGCACTCCCACAAGATCAACGTCATACACCCTAAGATCACCGGGGAGCAGGAGGTCACAAAGGTCGTCTCGTCCACCAACGACGACGGCTTCATCCGCACAAAGATTTATTTCTAAGAAAGGGGGCGAGACCATGCTCGAGGAAATGGTGAAGGCAGTTGTCAACAAGGTCATCTCTCAAGACTACGCCTTCCTCAAGACACCCGCCACGCTCTACGCCGTCGTCACCAAGGCGGCGCAGCTCGGCGAGACCTTCTCCTATGATGATCTCGTCATCCATAACGACGACGCGGGGACGAGCTTCCACGGGCATATCGTGGCCCATTGGTATGAGTACACCCTCCGCGTCGTCGACCGCTGGGGGAATACGGACGAGTCCTTCCCGCCCTTCCCCGGCATCCGCTCAAAGGCGCAGTACAAGGCCGGGGCCGTCGTTGCCGTCTCCATGGCTTACGGCGACACCCCGGCGATCATCGGGGAGGTGAAGGTATGACGGGACTCAACGACACCGACATCCGCCTCTCCGACGAGTGGCAGCTCACACAGGCGGCGGACGGCGACGCCCCGCTCTGCTCCGGCCTCGAGTGCCTCTACCAGAATATCATCCTCGAGGCCCTCACGCAGCCGGGCGACCTCTTTTATGACGAAACCTTCGGCTGGGGGCTCTACGACTTCATCCAGTCCGAGGACAACGACCTCACCCGCCTTGAGATCGCGCAGAGGGCGCGGGTGGGCTTGCAGCGCCGGGAGGTCATCCTACCCGAGAGCATCCAGATCGACGTCGGCTTTGAGGACGACTCCTTCGTCCTGTACTGCTCTTTCCAGTTCACAGAGGAGGAAGATACGGCCCGGTCATTCACAGTAGTTATCAACGCGGTCAGCGTGGAGGTGGAAACAGCATGATCGACAAGGAAACACTTGACGCCGTCCTCCCGGTTTCAGACATAGAGGAACGGCGCGACGAACTCACCGCCGAGCTGAAGGAGGAGGGCTTCGTAATCACGAACTTCCACTCGGGCGGTATCTTCTACACGCTGCTCATGATCGTCCTCCGCATTGAGCGGGAGTTCAAGCTGTTCCTTCGGAACTTCCTGAACAACGCCTTCGTCACCCACGCCTCGGGCGCGTGGCTCGACCTCAAGGCGGCGGACTACTCCAAGAAGCGCAAGAAGGCGCAGAAGACACAGGGCCTTGTCACGCTCTCCCGGACGGACTCCGAGGCCGAGGCGGTCAAGATCGGGCGGGGCCATGTCTTCAAGACCAAGAAGGACATCAACGGCGAGGAGCTCCGTTTCTTCACGCTGGAGGCGGCTGTGCTTCAGCAGGGAGCCCGGTCGGTGGACGTTCTGGTAGAGGCGGAGGCGGAGGGCTCCCGGTACAACGTCCCCGAGGCGCAGATCACCCGGAGCCTCACCTTCCTCAACGGCATTGACGAGATCACCAACGGCCCGGACTGGATAACCCGGGAGGGCAGCGACACAGAGGACGACGACGGGCTCAAGACCCGGACGCTCAGATCGTGGTCGGAGCTGGCGGCGCGGCCCATTGAGGACACCTTCATCAATGCGGCGGAGGCCGTCCCCGGCGTCCTGTTCGCCCAGGCGGATTGTCAGCACCCGAGGGGACAAGGCACCGTTGACGTCATTGTCACAGGCACGGCGGGCGAGGCCACGGAGGGGCTCCTCGCGGCAGTACGGGAAGCGGTTGACAAGATCGCCGGGGCATACGATAATATCCTTGTGAAGTCTTCCGTCGCCGTGGCCCAGGATATCGAGGTCATCGTCACGACCTCCGACGTCACCGACGCCGGGGAGATCAAGGCGCGGGTCACGGCCATCCTCACGGAACTCCTCGCCGTCCGCAAGGGCCGCAAGTTCTATGAGCTTACCCGGTCGGACATCAATCATGCCATCCGCAGCGGCTATAGCGCGTCAACGAACGCCGAGGTCGTCACCCCGGCCCAGGACGTCAAGCTGGACAAAGACAAGGTCATCACCCTGGGTGCGGTCTCCGTGACGGTGAGAAGGGAGTGACGCGCCGATGAAGCAGTACGACACCTTCGGCGAGTATATGTTCGACCTGCTTTTCGCTCCGCTGAAACGGGGCAAGCGGGCGGCAAATCAGCTCTATATCTTCTTCAAGGTGGTCGGCCGGGTCTTCGACGGGCTGAAGGACGACGCCCTCCGCGTGAGGGACGAGACCAACATCGCCACAGCGAGCCCGGCCATGCTCCCCGTTCACGGGCAAGATCGCGGTATGCCGCGACTGGCCGGGGAGAGCATAGAAGCCTATCGGACACGCCTCGCCATGAAGGGCATCATCGCCGAGAAAGGCGGGCTGAAGGCGGGCGTCCTGTATGCGCTTGCCGCCCTGGGCTATGAGGAGAGCACGATCGAGCCTTTTGCCCTCCAAGACCCCGATCGGTGGGCTGAGTTCATCATTTTCCTCAAGGGCTCCAAGCAGAGCGGCGTCAACGACCTGGACGTCATAGACGCCGAGGTCTGCAAGGTCAAGGAGGGCAGCAGCAAGCCCGCCTACGGCGCGGAGACCGGGAACACCATCGAGATCGCCTCGGAGCTGGTCTTCGGCTTCTCGCGCTATCCAAGGTGCGGGGAGATCGTTTGCGGCGTCTGGCCCCATATCACAAGCGTCGGACACCTGCTCAAGAGCGAACTTGAGGTACAGGGCGGCGGCAGCTCCGGCGAGGTGGAGTTCCCGCAGGTCGGCATGATCGCGGCCTCGGAGGAGTGCTATCAACCTTACGCCTACGCCATATATGCGGGGCTTGCGTCTGAGATCGAGGCGGGCTCCACGGAACACGGCGGCGGGCGGAACTATCCAATCTGTTCCTCGGGGCTTCGCTGCTCCGAGACGACCTACACAACAGGAGGCGAGAGAGACTCATGAGCAAGACGATCACAGCGGTCGGCATTGAGAAGATCGGGCGGCGGTTTGCCGACTCCGTCCATCATGCGGCCTACACCCTGAACGGCGAGCCGAAGACGGTCGAACCGTTCCGGCGTCTCGTGGAGGCGGACGCGGTCAAAATCTACGTCTACTTCGACGACACGGTCACTGGCACCGTGGGAGACGTGCAGCTTGTGGACACGGACGGCGACGTCGTCGCGGCGTCCGACCGCGTCTTCGAGAAACCTCAGAGCAAGGGGCTGTATATAGCCTTCAAATATAAAATTCTCGAGAAAGAAACGGAGGTGCAGATCGCATGAACCCCTACAGGAAAATCGGATGGGTCGACCACGTCCAGGACATCGAGACGGGGGAGGTCATCCAGGAAGGGACGCCCGTGAGCCAGACGAACATGAACCACATGGACGAGGGTATCTTCCTGAACCGGGAAGCCGCCATTCTCCACGAGGCCCAGATCGCCGACGCCCAGCAGGAGATCAAGGTCTTGAAGGACGCCACGCTCAACAATATGGTGAACAACGTCTTTCTCAAAAATCTTGACTCCGTGGACGCCGTCGCCATCGTCTCCGGCATCTACGACCCCGTGGCGCGGAAAATCTATGTATAAAATAGCTTGCACCCGGAAGGAGGCAAGCTGCATACTCGGGAACTTCTTCGGCGAGCTTCGTCCCGCGTGTGCAGAGTGCCGGGCTCGTCCCGACGACAAGCTCGCCCTCAAGACCGAGAGCGGTCTCACTCTCGAAGGGGAGGCCGTCCTTACGATTGAGGGCCACAGCTCCGTCACAGGGAAGCCCGCAAAGGCGAGGCTCACCGACTACGGCTTCGAGTTCTTCGGGGACATCACGGAGATCGCTCGCATCAGAAATGCGAGGTGTTTGTATATTGGCAGAGCCGTCAATCCTACAGAAGAAGGCTGAAATCTTCGTTGAAAAAGATGTCTACCCCTTGCTAAAGAACTTCCCCCAGGCTGAAAAGTTTTCCTTGTCGCAGGAGATCAAGCAGTCGTGCTACAGGCTTATCCGGGCGTCGGTCATGGCGAACAATCTCAAGGTCGTCAAGAAGCGGCTGGAATGGCTGGACGAGGCGGACGCGGAGAAGACGCTCCTCCTTGTGCTGTTCGGCATCGCCCGGACACAGAAGTATATCACGCAGAAGAAACTCCTGGAGATGCAGGGAAAGCTCAACGAACTGGGGCGCATCATCGGAGGGCTGCAAAAGTATTTTGCAAGCCCCTCGCAAAAGTAAATCACAAAAAGTAACCACCTATTAGGGTTATCTCTGTATGGCGTCGAACCGTGCGGTTCGCGGGTACAATTCGGCCCGCAACTGGAACAACAACAATGCTACGAACTCCAACCCGAACGTCGGTTTCCGCCCCGCCTTGTAGGTTATTACGTCATCTGCGGCCACGGCTTCAGGTGCGTGTCCTTGTTATACTTCAAGGGAGAGGTAATCCTTCGCCATGTTGAGAAACGGCGTAAAAACAGTGACTGAGCTTCGCCCGCCCTCTCGTATTGGGAGGCGGAGGGAGGTCTACAATGTGGGTAGCAACCCGCGTCATGGGTGCCAAGCCGTTCTAAAAGGAAAGGATGCCACGAATGAACGAAGTACCCCATTTTGCACCTCGTTACAAAGGAAACGAGGAAACCCTATGTACCGCCTCCGGCCCCTCCCTCGCCTTATGAGGAGGTTGTCGGCTGGCCCAGGCTTGAGAAAGGCTACGCCCAGGCCCTCCGGGGAAAGCGCAAGTACACCCGGGAGGCTGTCGGCTACGACCTGCTCTCCGAAGTCAACAACGTCGAACTCTGGCGCGATCTCAAAGCGATCGGAGCCGCGCCCAGCGCCGCCCCGCAGCGGAGAGAATACCGCCCCGGCCCATACCGTCATAAGACGATCACAGAGCCGAAGACCCGGAGCCTCCATATCCCGCAGCTCCGGGACAAGGTTGTCCAGCTTGTCGTCCACGAGGAGCTGCAAAACATCTTCCGGCCCGTGTTTGTCGACCGCTCCTTCGCGTGCCAGTACGGACGAGGCCCCATCCGGGCCGCGCTCAATGTGCAGCACGACATGAGGGTCGCCCTCATGAAGTGGGGCGAGGACGCGACCGTTATCAAGATCGACGTCAAGAAGTTTTTCTACTCTATCGACCGCCGAGTCTTAAAGAGGCTCCTTGTGAAGCGGTTCAAGAAGCTGAAGAAGAAGCGCCCGGAGCTCTATGACGATCTCCTCCGCTTTTATAGGCTTCTTTGCAGGATTATCGACTCGAGCCCGGAGGGAGAGACAGGCATCCCCCTGGGGAATGTGAGCTCGCAGGACTTCGCGAATATCGTGCTCAATGAAGTCGATCAATATTGCATCCGCTTCCTCGGGGCCAAGCTCTACACCCGCTACATGGACGACATTGTCATCATAGCGCCGGATAAGGAGACCGCCCGGGAGTGGCTTGCAAAGATCAAGATGTTCCTTCGGGAGAAGCTGCATCTTGAGACCAACAGCAAGACCAAAATATTCAAGTTGCGGCAGGGCGTGAACGCTTACGGCTTTAAGATCAAGTCGACCCATCTCGAACTCCGAACGCAGTCCAAGCGGAAGGAGAAACGGCGGATAAAGGCCATGATTGCAAAGCTGAAAGAGGGGAAGATCACCAAGAAGGAGATCGTCCAGGCGGTGAACTCGTGGCTCGGCTATGCTCGATGGGCGAGCGCCTACAACCTCGCGAAGAAGATTTTCGCCCCCTACCGCTTCATCAAAGTGGAAGGAGAGCTACCTTATGGCGCAATATCTCGGAACCGTCAAGCTCGGCGGGTTCTACAACAACGGCACCATCCTCAAAAAGCCGACAAAACCGTGGCGGCCTGATACGGAGCCCGTCTCTGGTGTGGGCGTGGGCGACATCCCGCAGATGTCCGGCAGCATGGCGAACTACACCATCGGCAACACGCCCAGCGCGGACGCGAACAAGCTCCAGTGGCACAAGATCGTCGACGGGGACAAGACCCTGCTCATTTGCGACCGCGTTATCCTTGTTTCCGTCTCGTGGAACGACCTGAACGGGCAGGGCTACATCACGGGCAAGACGATCACCATTGACGGGGCGCAGTATAAATGCCGTTCCTTGACTGGCGGAACTGGCCCCAGGTCGTCGAACGACTGGTACTCCGGCGGCACCCCCACTAACAACGAGTGGGACAGGTTCGTCACCCGCGAGGAGGTCATCTCGGGCCTTCCGGCCCCGGTCTCCTCCGACCTGGACTCGACGATCAACAGCACCGACAAGGGCAGCACTCACAATCAGTTCTGGAACTGGTTCGGCGTCTACTCCTGGTGTCAAGAGACATATTCTGGAAATTCGTCGCGCCGTGCGGTTCGCGGGTACGCTTCGGCCCGCTACTGGGGCAGCCTCAATGCCGCGGATCGGCTCGTGTCTGTCGGTTTCCGCCCCGTCCTTGAAATCCTGAACACTGACCCTCTGATCTCTGACACAGACAGAGACCTCGGAGATAAGAACAGCAACTTCACGATCGAGTACACCGTCGACGACGCCGACTCCGGCGACGTCTTGACGGCGACGGAGTCGATTGATGGGCGAACGACGAA